AAGTTTTGTACTATACACGACAAGCATTTAGTAGTGGGAGGAGCAGCAACAACACCTAATACTATACATTATAGTAATACTATATTAGATTCAGATGATGTAACAGATTTTACAGGAACTGGATCAGGTACTATTGTTTTAGATGATCAAGTAGTAGGACTTAAAAGCTTTAGGGAAGACTTAATAATATTCTGTCGAAACAGTATTTGGAAATTAAGCAATATAAATAATTCCTCTACTATAGCAGTATCACCAATTACAAAGAACATAGGTTGTTTAGACGGTAAGAGTATTCAGGAAATTGGTGGTGACTTAGTATTTTTAGCACCAGATGGTATAAGAACACTAGCCGGTACAGTAAGAATTGGTGACGTTGAGTTAGGTACCGTTAGTAGAGCTATCCAACCAGTAATAAAATTTATTGCTGACAATGTAGGAACTTATAATATAAGCACTATTGTTATTAGAGATAAATCTCAATATCGCTTATACTATGGAACTTCTTCTACAGGTGGTTCTTCAAAAGGAATAATAGGCACACTTAAAACAAACGAACAAGGATTTACACAATTTCAATGGTCTGAAACTGTAGGCATAGACGCAAGTGCAGCAGCAGCTTCAGGTTTTAATTATAATGGTGTTGAAAAGCATTATCACGGAGATTATTCTGGTAGAGTTTTTAATCACGATGTAGGAGACAATTTTTTAGATTCTAGTAATACTGCAAGTAATATTATTTCTAAATATCAAACTCCGGATTTAGATTATGGAGATTTAGGAACTCTTAAAACTTTAAAATATGCAAAAGTATCCATTACTCCAGAAGGAACAGTTGATACAACTTTAAGAGTTAGATATAATTTCGATAATTTAGACAGCCCTAAACCTGCTGACTATTCATTATCAATACCCAAACCTTCGCTGTTTGGTACAGCAGTTTTAGGAGCAACAGCAGCACATAAATTTGGTGCAGCTTCTGATCCAATAACAAGACAAGTAGTAGAAGGAAGTGGACACAGCAACTATTTTCGAGTATTTAGTGATAATCAAAATGCACCTTATACAGTTAATGGCTTATATATAGATTACGTACCTTCAGGGAGAAAATAATTATGGCATACAGTTATACACGACAAAGTTCAATGAGTGATGGTGATACTATCACAGCAGCTTTATTTAATGAGGAATATAACCAACTAGTCAATGCTTTTGCATACTCATCTAGTTCAGCAAGTTCTACAGGACACAGACACGATGGTACTGCAGGACATGGTGGTAACATACACACAATAGGTGATTTAGACTTTTTAAATAAGATTGCTGTATCAGGTAATACTTGGGGAGTTTTTGTAGAGGTATCTTCAGCAGCAGTAGAACAAATTAGAATACAAGACGGAGCTATTGTACCAGTAACAGATAACGATATAGATTTAGGTACAAGCTCTTTAGAATTTAAAGATGCTTACTTTGATGGCACAGTAACATCAGATGCCTTTGCAGGTCCATTGACAGGTAATGTCACAGGAAATGCTTCAGGTACTGCAGCAACTGTAACAACGGCTGCACAGTCTAACATTACAAGTTTAGGAACTTTAACAACTCTTACTGTTGATAATGTTATAGTTAATGGAACTACAATAGGTCATACATCAGATACAGATTTATTAACCCTTACAAGTGGTGTACTGACAGTAGCAGGAGAACTTGACGCTACTACATTAGACATATCAGGTAATGCAGATATAGACGGAACACTAGAAGCTGACGCTATAACAATAGCAGGAGTTACATTAGCAGAAACAATTAGTGATACAGTTGGAGCAATGGTTGGTTCTAATACAGAATCAGGTATTACAGTAGCTTATCAAGATGCAGATAACACACTAGACTTTACAGTTGGTACTCTTAATCAAGACACAACAGGACTAGCAGCAACAGCAACAGCTTTAGCAACTGCAAGAACAATAGGTGGAACATCTTTTGATGGTACAGCAAATATAGCAGTAGCAACTGCTACAGAAGGAACAAATGTTACAGTTAGTGCTAATAACTCTACAGACGAAACAGTTTATCCAACATTTGTAGATGGTGCTACAGGAACACAAGGAATTGAAACAGATACAGGTTTAACATATAACCCTAGTACAGGAATGCTAACTTCTACAGGTGTTACTTCAACATTTACTGGTAATATAACTGGTAATGTAACAGGAAACACAAGTGGTACTGCAGCTACAGTAACTACAGCAGCTCAATCTAATATAACTTCATTAGGAACTCTGACAACTTTAACAGTTGACAATGTTATAGTTAATGGAACAACTATCGGACATACATCTGATACTGATTTAATAACTTTAGCAGATGGTAATGTTACAATAGCAGGAGAGTTAGATTTAACTACGTTAGATGTTTCAGGTAATGCTGACATAGATGGTACATTAGAAGCCGATGCAATTACTATTGGTGGAGTTACTCTATCTGAAACTATTGCAGACACAGTTGGAGCTATGGTTACAAGTAACACTGAATCAGGTGTTACAGTTGCTTACCAAGATGCAGACAACACAATAGACTTTACAGTCGGTACACTTAACCAAGATACTACAGGTACAGCAGCTATTGCAACTACAGTTACTATAACAGACAATGAAAGTACAAATGAAAGTAATGCTGTTATCTTTACAGCAGGTGGTGATGTTGATGGAGGTAATTTAGGTTTAGAATCAGATGGTAATTTAACTTACAATCCAAGTTCAGGAACACTAACTGCCACAGCTTTTACAGGAGCGTTAACAGGCAACGTAACAGGCAATACATCGGGCACAGCAGCTACAGTAACCACAGCAGCTCAGTCAAACATTACAAGTCTTGGAACCCTTACAGCCTTAACAGTAGATAATCTTGGGGTTAATGGTAATACTATTACAGCAAACTCAGGTGCTTTAAACCTCACACCTGCAAGTGGTTCTGCTATCGTTTTAGACGGAACAATCAATGTAGATGCAGGAGTAGTTACAGGTGCAACAAGCGTTACATCAACAGCTTTTGTTGGTGGCTTAACAGGTAACGTAACTGGTAATGCTAGTGGTACAGCAGCTACAGTAACAACTGCAGCACAATCAAATATAACAAGTCTCGGAACCCTTACAACACTTACAGTTGATAATGTTATAATCAATGGTTCTACTATTGGTCATACAGGAGACACAGATTTAATAACAGTAGCTTCAGGAATAGCTACAGTAGCCGGTGAAGTTTCAATGACTACACTGGACATAGGTGGAACAAATGTTACATCTACTGCTGCAGAATTAAACATCCTTGATGGTGTAACTTCAACTGCTGCTGAACTTAATATCCTAGATGGAGTTACAAGTACTGCGGCAGAACTAAACGCCCTAGACGGAATTACTGCAGTAGTCGGAGAGCTTAATGCTCTTGATATTGGTAGCACTGCTGTTGGTACAGCCGTAGCTTCTAAAGCTATTATACTAGATTCTAATAAAGATTACACAGGCTTAAGAAACTTAACAATTACTGGTGAGCTAGACGCAGCTACTTTAGATATTAGTGGTAACGTAGACATTGATGGTGTTTTAGAAACAGACAATCTAACAATCGGTGGTGCTCAAGGTTCTGACGGACAAATACTTACTTCTACAGGAAGTGGCGTAGGTTGGGAAGATGCTGCAAGTGGTGGAGCTACACATAAAACTTTTGGTACAAGCTCCATAATGATTGGAGACAATGCTACAGGAACTATTGATGCTGCTAACTATAATACTGGTGTAGGTGTAGATATTTTTGCAGCACTTACTACTGGTGATAGTAATGTAGCCTTTGGTTTTTCTGCACTTAATGATATCACCACAGGAGAATCAAATACGGCTGTTGGTGCTTACGCTTTAGACGCTAACACCACTGCGGAGTACAACACAGCAGTCGGTAAAGATGCTGCAGGAGCAATAACTACAGGTTCTTCTAATACGGCAGTCGGTAAATCTGCTTTAGAAACTGCAACAACAGCAGCAAATAATACTGCTCTTGGTGCTTATTCTTTAAGGGTAAGCACATCAGGGGCATCTAATGTTGCTGTTGGGCATTTAGCTTTAACAGCTAATACCACTGGTGGTGACAACACAGCCGTTGGTAAAAGTGCTATGGCAGCTAACACCACTGGTGGAACTAACGTAGCCGTTGGAGAAACAGCTTTAGACGCTAACACGACAGGCTCACATAATATTTCTGTTGGAGTTGGTGCTTTAGGAGCTAACACCACAGCAGATGACAACGTAGCAGTCGGCAGAAGTGCTTTAGCAGCGAACACAACGGGTGCACATAATATTGCAATCGGAAGAAATACATTACTAGCCAATACAACAGCAACAGGAAATATTGCAATTGGGTATGATACTTTAGATGCTAATACCACTGGAGATAGAAACATAGCAATAGGCGACTCAGCCTTATCAGCTTTAGTAGGAAGTTATCACGACAACGTAGCTATTGGTAGAGATGCTATGAAAATCACTACTGTTAATTCAGGAAACGTAGCCGTTGGTGCTTATGCTATGGATGGATTAACCAGTGGTTCTTCAACACAATGTACAGCCATAGGATATAATTCTATGAGTGGTGCATTAGCAGGATATGGTAATACGGCTGTTGGTGATAACACAATGCTAGTTGCTACAAGTGCGTTTGAAAATACTTGTGTTGGTAGAAGTTCTTTAATAGCTTTAACAACAGGTGACCAAAACATAGCTATAGGTTCTTTTGCACTAGACGCATTAACCACAGGTATAAGAAATACAGCCGTGGGTTATAAAGCAGGTTCTGCTGCTGTAACAGTAAATGATACTACTGCTATTGGTTGGGAAGCATTAGATGTAGCCACAGCAGGAGAAAATGTAGCAGTAGGTGGTGCTGCTTTAGGAGCAAACACCTCTGGAACATACAACACAGCAGTAGGGAATTGGTCTTTAGATGCTAATACTACAGCGTCTAACAACACTGCCGTTGGTCATAATTCTTTAACAGCAAACACCACTGGTGTCAATAATGTGGCTGTAGGTTTTGCTGCTTTAGGAGCAAACACTGTTGGGGAAGATAATATAGCCATCGGAGCATACGCTTTAGATGGTGCAAGTAGT